ATTTAATTATAACATGTTCCACACTTCTAGTTGCTATCTTTTTAATGGTAGAACCAAGACCGCCTACTGTAAATTGTTGTAATAGATTATCATAACTTCGTATCTCACATCTCTTTAAATATCTATTATAAGCATCATCAAACTTTAAATTTAATACTGATGCTTTTTTTGCATAATCTTTTGCCAACGCTTCACATAGTTCTACCCTCGTCATTTTCTATTATCTCCATTTGTTTGAACAATATATGGGGTTCTTTACTGTACATCTTTCTAGCAAAAACTTCCACAACTTGTTTGTCATCTATAAAAAAAACACCATTCAAAGAATCTAGGATTGCTTTTATGTAGTTATCAATGTCAGCATTGTTACTACAGTAGGTGTTATCATAATTGTTTCTCTTCTTCTTTGACCAAGACTTAGGAATCTCAATCATAAAGTTTAAACCGACACAGACTAACTTATCTGAGGGAGTCTGATTCAACTCACTTGTAAGTGCTTTCATATCTTTTTTAAACTTGGTGTACTTCTTTGGGTAGTATGTAGACCATCTTGCTACCCGAGGTCTTGATGCTGGAACAGGATTAATATTAAATTTTTCAGTCCATATCATATCTAAGTTGTTCTATCTTATCTAAAACAAAGCATAGTAAAAATCTTATTTCCATATCTCTTGGTGTATCTTCTTCCCTTGCCAACTCTAGTGCATCTTTAATATTATTTGATATCTCGTCTAACGCATCATGTTGATTTATTCTCATATTTCATTGCTATTCTATAATCATCAGTTCTTGGGAGTTTTATACCATGCTCACCCGACAACATCTCAATCTCACAGATGTAATCTATAAACTCGTCTACATTTAACTCCCTTGTTGATGGTATTTGAGAGATATCTTTACCACTTTTGGTTTTAAATTCTATCTTAGTTAAGAATTTATCAGCCAAAACAAAGTGCATCTCTTGTTTAGAATAGCCTATTTCCTTCGCTAGTATGTCCACCCATGCAAAGTAAAGCCTATTTTGAGCATCTGAACGCCTCGACTTTCCAATGGTAACTACTGCTTCTTGTGTTGTTGGGTTTTCTAGGAAGTAATCTTGTACTAAAGTTTTGAATATTGCTTCTTTAGGTTTATCTTTTTGAATAACTCTACTTATCATTGTACACTACTCCTACTTTCTTTTGTTCTTTTTTTTTATCTAAATAAATTTTAGATACCCATAACCTATTCTGACGAACAGCGTGTTTGAGTTTATTAACAATAGGATGTGCTTTCTTATGACTCATTTTATATTCTTATCCATAAGTGTATCAATTAATTTTTCAATAAACCATCTAGCCTTTCTTAAATCATCAACTTGCCCCTCACCTCTATGTTTATCTCTCCATCTACATAAATACTTCATTGCTGAAGCAGTTAAGTAATCCATATCTTGGTCAATAATAAAATCTATGACCTCTATATCTCCTTTCTGATAGTGAGAGGGGTTGATGTTATCTTGTGGTTCAGCCACCAATCCATCCGAATAGCATAGCCACTACAACAATCGCTAGGAATATCGTAAGCGATTTATTCTTTAACACTTGGTCGATAATGTCTTTCATTCTGATAACTCCTTTCTAATGTCGTCATCAAGCAATCGGTAGATAACTACTGATGCTATAAGTCCAACTAAACCAGCAGCACCTAATTGTGATATGATGTCGATGATTGTTCCGATTACATTACCACCCAAGAAAGGTACGCTATGACCAAAGACAATCTGTAAAACAATTGCCAAACTAATCAGTTTAATACCTACATTTATACTAGCATCTGCGATGCCCATTATTTTATCTAACATATATTTCTCTCCTTTAAAAAAAGAACCCCTATTTTAACTGAATTAATCTCTTACGGAGAAGTATTTTTTGAGTATTTATTACTGCTCTTAATACCTCTAGTTCTAACCATTCACTCTCTAATGGTGGGCTTAATTGTTTTCTTCCATCTAAAATATCATGGCAATTAAGACAAGCATACATTCCAAACAAGTCTGATTGCTTAGTTCCCATACCCCCACCATTCAAATGAGCATAAACTACTGTTTCAGTATCGGGCATACAGCCACTTAATTGTACTTGGCAAGGCATACCCCTTGCTGATTCTGTGATTTTACTCATAAGTAACCCTCTCTAATTGCTTTTACTTCATCCCATTCATCTTTATCAATTATAAAATTGTTAAGATAATCAGCCAATATAAGTTCCATTGCGTATAGTTTTATATTATGCAAATCAAAATGGTTCAACCACCAATCCGTAGGTGCTTCATCATTATAAAACTTATCTGCTGGTTCTTCCCACCCCGAATGTTCAAACTCTACACTTGTTTCACCAGTATTAAATGATGGACTTGTGCTATGATTTCCTAACCATTTACTAACATAAGCCAATGGAATTACTTCATAATTAGGATGGCTTTTTTTTAGAATTTGAGTTTTAGGATGGAATGGAATCCAATTTTCATTTATTCTTCTAAGTTCTAAAACATATTCTTGTTTATCTACCATATATATCCCTCTCCATAGTTGAGAACCTTGAGAAATCTCCCTCAAATTTACATTGAACAGTACCACTTTGCCCCATTCTATTCTTAGTTATGATTATTTCTGCCAATCCTTTCTCTGTAGACTCTTCTTTAGTATAGTATTCATCTCTGTAACACATAATAATTACATCAGCATCCTGTTCTATCTCACCCGAAGAGCGTAAATCACTCATAAGAGGGCGTTTATCTCCACGATACTCTACCCCACGACTCAATTGAGATAATAGAATAACAGGTATGTCTAGTTCTTTAGCAAGATATTTCAATTCTCTAGTTATGTTTCCTAATTCACTTACTTCCTTTGATTTATCATAAGACATTATCTGTAAATAGTCCACAATAATAACGCCAAGTTCTTTCTCTCCATGTAGTTGTCTTGATTTAACTACAATATCTTTAGCAGATATACCACCCTTATCTATTATAGTCATGTTCTTATTACCAGCCTCGGCTAATGCTTTATACCATCTATCGTTTTCATCTTCTGTTAGTTGATTCCTTTCTACTTTCCATAAAGGTATATTGGTTTCACTTGATACTATCTTCATCATCAGTTGTACTTGTGTCATCTCTAATGAAAAGAATACAACACTCTTCCTCTTTGATATATTGTTAGCAAAATTCATAGCCAATGTAGACTTACCCATGCTTGGTCGACCAGCAATTACAGTTAGAGTTCCATTCCTTAGACCATTAAGTAGTTTATCAATATCTTCAAAGCCAGTTGATAGTCCAGCACCATGCTCTTTAAGGTCATTAATGTAGTCTATTGTTTTAGATACTATATTTTGCATACCATCTTCATTAGCATCAGCCAAGTCAGACTGTAGTTTTGTTATTTCATCTGCTGATTTCTGATAGTTACTATATGAAATGTTCTCTTTTAAATTCTCTATCTCATTTGATATTCTTCTAGTCCGAATGTGTTTAGCATAGACTTCAATGTTCTCTATACCAGCACAATTATCGGCTAATGACGCAAGGTAATCAAAGGTAAATTCATTTGACGCACCTACCTTTCGTTCAATCCAATCTCTAGTGGTAAGTATATCTATCTTTTCTTCCTCTTTAAACATAGATATAAGATGTTCATAACACTTGCCTAACATCTTATCAGAGAAGTCAGAAGAGATTAGACCAGTTGCCCTTACTCTAGGGATAACTGGACTTATTAGTAATCCACCTATGACTGATTGTTCTGCATCAATAGAGTTCATATATTTCTCAAGGCTAGTTTCATCATCTCTCTGTCTATATCCTTTTCGGTTATGGTTAATTTAGTTCTTGGTTTTGTTAGTGCTGGTTTTGCAAATATCTTATCGGGGCATCTATGCTTTAACAATCTTCCCCTTACTAGATGTATGGCAATCTCTTTTTGTTTCCATCTTGAGCGAAGCCTCATAAGAATCTGCCTTGCAGTCCACTCAGTTCCATCAGTAAGGGTATAAATTTGTATTGGTCTACTCATTATTACCTACCAAGGCAAGTCATCATCTTCGACTGCTGGTTTAAATGGTTCTGTAGTTGATGCAACCACTCCACCTTTAGGTTTGAAACTAAGGGTTAATGCTGGTGCAGTTGGCTTTGCTCCTTTATCTCTTTTCCAAGCAGAAACATACATCTCTGTACCATTTACATTTGCTACTCCTGTGAAGTGTGGGTGTCTTTCTGTTTCCCTCTTCTCATTCTTCCAAATGCTACCCCTGTTTGTGTTGTCATATTGTGGCATATTTATCTCCTATCTTTTATTATAAAAAAAATGGTGAGAGGACATCGCTACCGTTAAAGCTTTAACGCATTGACTTTTGGATGTTTTAGCAGTAACCTCTCAAATACATATTATACACTATCATTGACAGTAAGTTGAATAGATGCACCATTCATTACTACTTCATTCTCTATTGATAGTGTGTCTACTGTTGCAGTTCCCTCATTAAAGACACATATTCTATCTCTATTGATTTCAATTAACTTTGCTAAATCTTCTAGTGGTAGAAAGTTTGCAAGTTCTACAAGTTGTTCAGTTGGTTGTTCACTCATCACGCACCCCCTAAGTTATCTGCTACTGATTGTCTTAGTTGAAAGAAATCTTCGTAGCCTGGGTGTTGAATTATAAAAAGCCTAGAATAAAATGGCTTGTAATCATTGTTGATTTTATAATCTTTATCAGTTGTAACAATTTTAGTTTCCCATCTGATACGATTGATTATCATTTCAGCAGATAATCTAGTGTGTCCTTTGTCCATTGCTTCATAACAAAAACGCTTAAACAATTCATAGACTTCGGGATTCTCCTCGTGAAAGATTCTAAACTTCTGTTCCCTTGATGTTTTCCATAGACTTGATGTTTTCATATTATTCTCCAAATAGTTTTATGTGTTTATCTTTGACTTGAACATAATCATTATCATCTGCCCACTCCCAAATGTTAGTAGCAGTTTCTAAGTCTTTGTTCTTGTGTGCTTCAACCAGTTTGTCCATTGCCTTTATGATTTCAGCACTCCTCTTTTGACTAGCAGTCGGGTGTTTACTGACTGACTGTGCGTCATCATCTTCTGTTTCTAAACCAAACATAGAGATGAGGGCGTAGCGTCTTGCGTATGTAATTGCACTACCTAACTTTTGCATATCAGCAGTAGGTAAAAACAATCTTACCTCTGATTCAATAAACTCTTTTGGGTTATCTTGTAGTGTTAGTCTTGTTACTAAGACATCAGCATTGTTCTCTGTAACTTTAGGGCATTGAGTAAATACAATTCCCAACGATTGGCAGACTGGTGAGATTGATTCAATCACATTGTTAATGTCTGCGTAGTTAGATTTAAAGAAAGGATTCTTGGCGTTCTTAGTTACTGAGCCAATCATTCCTTGTGCCTGTAGTATTGCTTGGTAAATGTTATTCTCTTTCATTTGATTCTCCTTTAGTTAATGTGCGTCTAGCCAATTTTTCTCTTTGCGTTCTTGTTCTAATACCCATTGGCTAACTCTTAACGCATCAAGTTCTTCTTCATTCTTCTTGTTAATATAGAGAAAGACTGGTGCAAATACACAAGCCATTCCGATTAGTGCTAGTGTTAAACCTAGTAGATGTAACATTATTGTTTCCATTTGTATCTCCTAAATTATTTAATTAAAGGGTAGTTTTTCTTTTTTTTGAGTTTAAAACTACCAAAACATTAACTCGCACCTTAAGTTCTTTTTTTATAGTAGTTAGAACCAAGAGCCAAATCTAAACAAACTACTTATTACAGGTAACACGATTTACTTTGGATTTACACCTGTATCATTTGCTATTTCAACTGCAAATGTTAAATTGCTTAAAGATATAGGTGGGATTTGAACCCACGACTCGATACTTCTGATTGTCGACCATCTTCATATCGCACTCCTTACATGGTAACAGGTTTGCTTCGATAACATTCCCCACCAACTGAGTTACTATATCTTTAAACAATCTAACTATAATCATTATACACTTTTCTTACTGACTTGGGGATATTATTTTCTTTTCTATAATATTCCTTTGCCATTCTCTTTACTGTTTTAACTGCGTACTTCATACCTCTTGGTGTATCATACTTCGTCAAATGTTTTAGTGGCTCAGTATTTAACACTCGTCTAACTCTTATTGGGTATTCATAGTAGATTAGGTGAGTCCACTTACGCCCAACACTTGTTACTAATGCCACTCTCCAACCCTCGTTGGTGTGGTGATTGATTACTTTATACATACCTTGCTCCATCTTCATTCTCCTTAACAAAAGTTATGTTAATATCAGTATCATATTCTTTTAAAAACCATCTCATAATTATTGTTTCATTATTGTCAATTACTGCTCTCATATTATTAATATCAGAGGTAGTAAGTGGTATTTCAAGTTCAATAGGTAGTTTTGGTTTACGAATAATATCAATTAATTCATTTTTAGTTAAAGTTTTTAACGAACCTTTAATTGATGATTCCCAAGTGTTCATCTTCATCTCTTGCTCCTACATTTAGTGTGCCATTTAGTCCAACACTTAGATGAGCAACAGCCAGTATCATATCTCATTGGCTCTTTGCCAAATCCAAATCCAGTTTGTTCCTTACAAATTTCGCAGTAAGTTATTCGCTTCTTCATAATTCCCACCCCACACCTAGTATTTTTCCATGTCTGTCTGTAATGTATTCTGCATCATCTCGATATTCCTCATCAAAGTCATCAATGTTTGACTCGTCAAACTCAATATCCCAATCATCTAGGTTAATTCTTTTACCTCTTACATAATATATTTCTTTCATTTGATTCTCCTTTCTTAGTTATTAGCCTACAGTATAGCATACTTATTTACTTTTGTAAAGTTTAATTTAAAATAAACTTTGTTGTTCAAGTGGCTTAACATATTCTAATACTGGTTTGTCGCCTACTGTTTTTAATATTAAATTCTCAACATCATCAGCAGTAGAGTCAGCAGGTAACCACATAGAATAGTAACCTGTTTCAGTTACAGAACATGGAACACTATTCCATTCTACATGGTCGGTACTATACAAATAATGAGGGTGATGTTTAACAGTAACATCAACCCCATTAAAATTAAAGTTGTAAGTTATGCTTGGCTTAGTTTCCATTGCTCGTAATATTTAGGTAACAAATATTCTTTGGCATCATCTAATATCTTACCAACCAAAGACTCTAGTATATCTTGTCGGTCATCATCTTCATGCCAACCAGTTTCTATTGCTATCTCGTGGATTTCTTCTTGGACTCTTTCCATTGACCAACCACAGAACTTAACAATATCTTCTTCCCACATCATATCTTCGGGGGTTATTTTTATACTCATTATTGATTCTCCTTTGTAAAGTTTATTTGTACTCTCTCATTAATAGTATCAAGATTAACTACCACTTTGATTAAGTGTTTATCATCATCAAAGTCGGGGTGTTTTTCTTTCTCTAACTTCATGCCATATTTGATGGCTTGGATTATTGCCTTTGATATTTCGTTCATGATTCTATCTCCCTTATATCATAAGAGTTGTTAATAATATCTACTAACTTTTTATTACAATCATTACATCTATTAAGTTTCTTTATATTAAAAAGACCATTATGAATTAATGCATTGCAACAGTTAGACTTTAAATACACATAAAATTGACTCATTAGGTATACTCCTTATCAATAAAATCTGAGCGTGAAAGTCCACGCTCTTGGAAATCATCATCAAGTTGTTTAGTAAATGGGTGGTCAATACCATCTTGCTCCATCTTCAATACATCTTCATGTTGCTCTGCTAGTTGCTCTTGAAATTTATTATGCTTGGCTTGTGCCTTTGCATTGTCTGATTGTAGTTTACACATGTCAATCATTAGGTTTTTAAATGCACTCATTATTCTGCACTCCTTTTATTAGTTTCATTTTCTAAGTCAGCAAGATTTGATTCATTAAAATTTTCTGATTCTATAAATGTAGACTTAGGATTTGTACACGCTGACCTCATGGTTGAGCAACCATAACAACATTGCTCCTCATCTTGGTCTGCTAAAGTGTTCAAAGTTTTTGTTAATACTTCTGCTAGTTCTTGGTAAGTCATGATTATTTCTCCTTTAGTTTTTCTTTTATTGAGGAAGTTAAACTTGATGCCATTTCCAGTAATGGATTTATAAACTGAAACATCTCATCTTCTGAGATAACACCTGTTGCTCTTGTCATTATTACTAATCTAATTTCTTCTAGTAATATTTTTGTTAGTCTTTCGTTTTGATTTAATAGTGTTTTCATTTTGTTACTCCGATAGTTATAATATTTTTCTTTGTTACTAAGTCTTATTATACAGAAGTGTATAACATTTGTCCACCTTTATTTTAAAATAATTTCTGTTTACTAAGAGGAAAATTTTATTCTTGAAACTACCAATTCAACGAACTCCCCTATACCTATAGCATTACATGGCTAGAAATAAACAAGGCTAGAATCAACGCTAAGATACCTTAGAATTGAATGAATTATTTTATAAATAAGTGTTGCATTATTCTATACCATATGTTATAATATATATAGTTACAAAGAAAGAAAACTTAACTTAACTATACGGAGATTCAAATGGATAATTTAGACGGACAATTAGATGTGATAGTAACAGGTATTTATCACGATTGGTTTATTGATGGTGGAGTAAGACAGGCTATAATTTTTTATGGTTTTACTCTTGAAAATTTAATAGACTGTGCAGAAAATCAACTGGGTTATGATGTTGATGAATATGATATTAAAAAACTAAAAAGTTTTTGCCCAGTTAAGGGGGGAAAATAATGAGTATAATTTTTGACACTCCCGAACAAATAAGACTCGCAAGATACATCACATTATTGAGTGGTTTGAAACTTGAAATTGATACAGGACTTTCAATGTCAAGAGGTCGCACTTGCTACGCAATAATTAAGAGCGAGTTTAATTTGAAAGGCAACAAGAAAAAAGTCTATCAACAATTATTAAAAATGATGAGAGAGGTAGGCGTTCCCATTACTTGGGAAAAATAATCTCTAATAAATACTAAGTACCCGACTATATTTGTCGGGTATTTTTTTAGAAAAAAATTTTGGTAAGGTTTCGCTTCGCTCAGTTATGCAACATTGCTACGCAATGGAAAGGCAAGAGCAATCAACAAGGAAAGGCTTTGCCTTAAATTGTTTGTGCGATTTTATGATTGA